TGGGTCGAGGTAAGATCGAATGTGCCTGTGGGCGCTGAGGCGGTGCGGCGGAAATTAACGGTCGATCCGGGCACTAGAGCGCTGTAAATGCGATCCTGCGTCGAGCTCATGTTGAAGCTCGGAATCAACTGCCACGATCCGGTCGTCGTGCGATAGTAAGCTTTACCATCGGCGAAGGCAATAAGCAGAGCCCCGGCGGCAATAATGTCCTGAAACCGTGTGACACTTGATAGATTCCCAGTCTCGTCCGACGGCAGATATACAGCCTCGACCGCATTCGTGCGCACACGGGCATTCATCAAGAGCCAGTATTCATCTGGCCCAAGCTTGGTAATGTCGACAAGCTGATTGATTCCGCCAACAAAGCTTTTCTTAGTAGCGATCATAGGTGTAGAACAGAGGCCAGAACGGTGCGCGGATTGATGCATTCGAGGCGCCATCAGGCTCCATCGTGATCAGGATTTCCTGTGACGCTTCCATGTTGGTGCAGACACTTTCACAGGCGCTCATGTACATACCCTGATACTGCGCAATGTCGTCACCTTTTCCCTTCTCAACGGCCCAAAGATACTTGACCGCATAGACCAGAGCTTGATCCAGTCGCTCATCAATCCAACTATCGTCGATTGAGACGAATGGGGTATAGCGCTTCTTGTACAGAACCTCAAGGCAATCATCGTAGCCGGAGTTCCACGACTGCGTGAGATTCCAGTCCAGAACCTGAACGCGAATGTTCTGGGCTTCGAGTTGGGTATTTGCGATAGTTCCGACGACAAGTGAATCAGCCGTCTGAAGAACCTGAACGTCACTGGATGTGAGAACATCCTTCTTCAGCGCCGTAATGCCGAACGGAGCTTCTTGGCTCCACTGATTGACTGTTGTCTTTGACGTATCGCCGACATTGAACGTCAGGATTTCGACCACTCGCGACGCTGTGGCCGTTTGGCCGATGACAGTAATGTTGACCGGAAAAGTCTCGGCGGCGGACAATACGAACGTCAGAGTGCCACTCTGAGTCAGGCCTGTGGACAACGGTGACGGGGCAAGCTGACGGAATTTAAATAGCGGCTGAGTCCACGGACTGACGTTGTATCGCGGCCGCATGTCATTCAGTGCGACTTTGCGGCTCGACTTACTCAGCCTAATTCCGCGCACTGATCCAACATACCACGGAAGGCTGATGACGTGCTGCGTGGTATCGTAGCAGAAGAACTGCTCGATTACGGTGCCGGGCAAATCATAGCCATCGAACAAGAGCTTTCCGGCGCGGTTAGCCCACGCGAGCAGAATGTTGTTCTCGTCGAGACTATTTGGCAAGATGCCAATGGTCTCACTGATTTGCTGGAATAGGGGAGTCATGGCTTAGACATTAGCTGTGGCTCGGGCACAGATTTCGTAGCGAGAATTACTAGATACTAAGAACGTCGATCCGACAAAATTGAGCCGGATAGTTATATTTGTGGCTTTAATCGAGGCAGGAACGATACCCTTCCAGCGCAATTCAAACGGAAAGGTTGTTCCTAGAGCACTTGTGCCTGTCGCAGTCCATGTATTCCTGCCACAACCACCGGCTGATGTAATAGCAACGCTACCAGTCTCAGGTGCTGTGTTCCACTGCAGGTTGAACGTAATAATACCAAAGTTCGTAATAAGTAGATTTCCCGAAAGAATAATCTCAACATCTTTCCATTCGCGGCTAGCTGGTAGTGTAATCGGAATATCAACATTCGTAGTTCCAGTGGCACTTGGGAAGTCGAAGTTGTTTGTCGCGAATACAAAGTCTTCTTGAAAAGTAGCACCAGCAGCCGCAGCAGCCCAAGTAGCCACGCCTCCGACGACCTTCACTATCTGTCCTTCACTTCCGGGCACAAGCTTCGTGACCGCGAGTGTGTTCGAGGTGATCTTAATGCCGCTCACTCCGCCGTCGTCGAGATCAGTAGCTGGCGTGAAGTAGCGCCACGCTGCCAAAGCACTCGCATTCGTGGAACTTGCAAACTGTGCCTTAGCCGTCGGCGTAGTCGCCCCAGCCAGCTGTCCAATTACAAGAGTGCCCGGGCTAATCTGATTCGCAACCGTATTCAAACTAACGGTTGTGACATTCGTAGCTCCTCCAGCGGCCGTGAGCAAATAGATATCAGTCGATGGAGGCGGAAGTGACCCTACATTAAGACTTGTAAGTGGAACAACTCCAGCCGTGAAAAGACTAGAAAAGTTGACAAACTCGAAACCAGTCGCGCCGGAATCAACACGAATAACCTGACCGGCGGTGCCTCCACTCACCGACAAGTTAGCAAGTGTAACAGTGTGCGACGCGATCATAGACCCCGTGATGCTGGCTGCTGGGATCAATGTGAAAAGGCTTATCCAACCCGGCGAGCCACTGTCGCGATAAACCTTAATTCCGGGCGTAACAAGCGACGTAGTGTCAATCCACACACAACGCTTTCGCCACGCATTTGCGCCGGCCACATCCGGCGTAGCGCTATCGAACAAGATCATGCCATAAGTCGACGATGGCAGCGCTTGTCGACTAAGCTGCAACAGCACCGAGGCATAGCCTCCGAACGTGCCTGTGGGATCAATTCCCTCTACGAAAGCATTTGAATTAAGTGCCATAGAAATGAAAAAGAGGTCACCTGCGCGAAGCAGATGACCCCTAGAGTCGAGTTAAGATTTATGATCGGCACTGATAGAACATCCCATCGAGAGTTACTGGCGAGCCGATCGAGCATATTCCGTTTGCAAGGGCCGTGCCGACCTGATCGCAGCAATCGTCAGGCGCTTCGAGGATGTCAGATATGACGCTAAATGTGGGTATTGTGATAGTGGGCGCACTTGTAGTCGTGCTCCAGTATTCAATCTCAGCCCCGGTTGCTGGTATAATCTCGCCGGCGTAGAGTGGATATGTTAATAGCGACCCAGCCGGATTCCACAGCTTATAACGCTTGACAATCCCGTCTGCTACCCACTTCACGCATACGAAAAATGTCGTATACGTGAAGGTCTGACCCGCTCGAATGGAGAAAGCATAGGCAGGTAGTGCAAGACCCTGTAAGGCAAAGATTCTCGATGCGCCTGCCCAAGCTTCAATAGTGGTTGAGAACCCAACAATAGCCAGTCCGCTGTTGACCTGTCGATTAAGAATGACAGGCGTGAACGTTTTAATCGAGTCACGCGTGACTGGTGTATAGGTAAATGTCTTCATAGGTCGAAAGCTTTTCTGACCGAAACTGTCATCTGATCGAGTGTGAAGTTTCGTGCACGAACAAACGCCGCTGTGGATTTCTCCATGACTTCAACTTTATTGTTGTAGGCATATCGCATAGCGGCCGCCATATCTCTAACATTGATCGCGCCGATCTTTCCGTAGCTATCGTAGAATCCTCCGGGCGACTTTACCATGTGGGTTGGCAAGAACCACGCGCAAGTCTCGTCGAGAAATTCCAGTGGCCCGCCCATTCGAGGGCAAATAACTGGCCTTCCAAAAGCCATCGCATCGTGATGCGGATATCCCCAACCTTCAGCCGCACAGGCGCTCACGAATACATGCCCATTCGCATGAAATTTATTTACGTCTGGTAAATACTCACGCACGACCTCAACACGCTTGTCGAATGTAACAAGAGGGCTGCAAGTTGTGCCTTGCTTCATGACCAACTTTACATCCGATTCGTTCTTGAAGGCAAGAGAGAACGCGTCAACGATGTCTTGGGCACGCTTTCGGTCGCGATAACCTGTATCTTGGTAGATCGTATAAAACGTGAACGGATCGAACGAAGGTAGTAAAGTTGGTTTGTGCTCTGACGCAAGTAGAATCGTCCGTGTTTGGAATCCATGTTGTTTGAAGACATCGGCGGTAAACTTACAGGTTACAATGATCTTGGGTTTATTCGCCCGCATCCGCACAACGTCATCCGCACGGAGTTCTGTAGTTTCCCAGAACGTAAGCAGATAATCTGACTTCGGCCTAAAATGCGGACTGTCGATCGCAAGGTAGTACGGAGGCTTATCGACAAATCTAGGAGCTCGCCCTAATCGACGAAAGCATTCCTGCATGGCGTAAGCGACCCTAACCAAACTTGACGCGGGATTCTCACCGACACGATAGATTCTCATGTATGAACGTACAACGGATGTTTAGCTTTGAAAACAGTTTCATCTTTCTTGAATGTCGCATGCATTGCGACCGAGTGCACACTCTTTGCCCGCCGAATCACGGAACTACGTCCATGTTGAATTGACTGCGACACACTTTCAATCTGCACACGGCCAAGTTTCTTCTGCCGAACATAAAAATCAATATCGGCCCAATAGAAGTCGAATAACTGATCGTGGCCGCCGATGTCCCAGTAGTAAGCTGTGCGTAGAAGCGCATACACATCGGCACAATCATCTCTCGCCGGTGTCGGTGTGAGGACCATAAAGGCATTCGAGGCCGCTTTGGCCGCTTTGGTAATGAGCCTACTGAAATCCTTCGGCGATATTTCGCCATCATCATGCGCGTATCCGAACCACTTATCTCGCCGATTAGCCGCCTCAGCTGCGGCCAAGCGGAACTTCTGTACCCATGTCAGTCGAATGTTCGGAATAAAAAAGACATCATATGGTCGGCCTAATGGCATACCACTGATGTCTTCGTCTGCCCAAATCTTAACGGCAACATCCTTCGATATGCCCTTAAGTGTCTTTGTTAGTTCTGCTTGCTTGCAATAATGTGAGAATATATTGAATGTCACTCATCAAAGGCAGCAGAAGTTGTGCCTTTAATCTGCCACTGTGGCCCTTGCAAGATCTTCTCACTTTTGCTATTGAATGCAGCTTCCTGTTCAGGACTCCATTCGCCTTTCTGGAGCAACGCCGCACGAATCTCTACAATCTCCTGAAATGCGAGCACAATCGCCTGAATTAACATCGGACTCATTTAGCCTCCTGTGCTTTAGTTGCCATCCGCTTGACCATCAACACGTAATCGTCGAGCAACTTCTTGTTTTCCGGCGTCCGTGACTGCTTGTAGGTGACAAGTAGTCCCCGGGCCAGTCGAAACGCCGGCGGAAACTCCGCCCTAAGCTGCTCAGCGGCCTCGCTCACGCCCGGCGCAACTGTGCCGCGATTGGCATATTCGAACTTCAGGAACTTATCAACAGTGCCGAGGCTGACCTCTAGCACTTGCTGTGTGGTTACGATGACCGGATCAGCGCCCGGCGCAATTGTTGTGTTACACCCTAGTGTTACTATTAGGGTGATCAGTGATAGGAGCTTGAGTAGGCTTTTCATCTTTTGGTTCTGTAAAGCGGCTGAGGTGAGTGTCAAGATAAGCCCGAAGTGCAATCAATCCCGCACTCAGCGCTCCGAGCAATGTGGCAATAATCTCATAGAAATTCTTTGGATTATTGTCAGTCCAGTGCACAAAGGCACTTGTAAGCACGGCCAGTGAAGCCGTTGTGAAATAAAGGGCACCTCTCAAATGCCCATTGTTTTTAAAGAACTTTGCCAGATAATGCCACATAATTACTTATTTTTCAGTCTGTCTTGTCGGCGTTCGTCTTGGTCCATTGACATTCGTTTCCTAAACCTCGCTTTGATGTATGCGGCATAGACTTCGAATGAGAGCTTTGCAATCGTCAGCAGACCTACGATCACTCCGATGTAAAGCATCGTGATCCTTATCTGTTTTTCGCCCACTACTTCAACTGCGGCTATAATCGAGAGCATTACACTACTTCCGATCAGTCCGACTTTGCTGTTATTTAGCACCTCCAGTGCTTGATCTTTGAGTAGAATCATGACTAGAATGTGGGGAATGAAACGCCGCTAATAATCATGTATGTGCTAACGCCTGCACGTGTAGCCCATCCATAGATCTGTACATTACCATTGGCCGATACAAGCAGCAGCATAGTAGCTCCATTGTTATCTGACGTGGCAGTTACGATTGTAGTCAATGGAGGTCTGAACCCAGCCGGAAGTGTCATGATAACAGTTCCATCGGTTGTGGTTCCGGGCTTGATAAGGCCCTGAAGACACACAAGACCTTCCCAAGTAAGTGTGTAAGTAAGGCCCATGAACGACGCATTGTAGTTAGACCAACCACCAGATAGAATGGAGGCACCGTCATTCTTTCCGCCGTACCATTGAGATGCCGTACTGCCAAACGTAACACGAGCAGAAACACCACTCGACGCCGTAGTGCCCGGCAAACCCGTGTTGAGTTGTAGCATGCCACCTTCAGGTGTCTTGAAGGTCCAAACAACGCCGTCGGCTGGCGCTGCATTAGTTCCGCTAGAGATCATGCGGCGCTGCGTGATTCCGGCATTGTATGTATTGATACCCGTGCCGCTCGACGTGTTCCATTGTGAGTCGGCAGACGAATAGTTGTAAACACCATTCACACGGCCCGGTTCCCAACCAAGAGGGAAGATCACATCAGCCATAGCGGAAGACAAATGCTCGTAAAGAATATCAGTCGGATGAATACCACGGGCAGTTCCACTGGATGAATCGCTATCCATCCAGTACCCGACGCCATCGTGGGCATTCTGGAAGTGAGAGAACGTGTCCAGAAACGCGCACTGATAGTCACGAGCAGCCTGGGCGATGCCGGCTCGGATTTGGTCGAAATAAGCTTCAGTGCGTCGGTAGAACGTATCGTTCATCGGCCCCGGAGTGCAAAGTAGAATGGACAACTGTTGAACGTTTTTGCTAGAACGA